TCCCATCCGCAAATGCAGGCTTCCGGCCAGCAATCGCAGCGGATGTAGCCACGTCCATTGCAGATCGTGCATGGCTTCGGCTTTTTGTCTGGCGTCTCGGTCATTGGCCGTCTCCTTTCCGCAGGGCGCGGATTGCCGGTTGTGCTTCGCTGATGCGATCACATCCGTTGACGGCGTTCACCGCAGCCTCAATCGCTGCGTTCCATGCCTTGTCGCGCTCGGCCTCGGCTTTCTCTGCGCGGTCTAGAAGGGCGCGGAGGACGAGGCCAGTTTCTTCAAGCATGTCTGAGTTGGACCGAATAACCCTGTTCTCTCTGTCGCTCCCTATGCTGGTCCACCCGTCCATTTCCTTTGACAGGGCGGCGCTAAGGTTTGAGAGCATCTGAACACGCTCCCGGCTCGTGTCTATCTCGGTCATTGGTCGCCTCCTTTCAGGGCTTCGCGGGCGGCTTTCACGGAGTCATGCAAGACCTTACGCTCGCCCTCGTGGGGGACGGCGACGGCGCAAACTCCTATTTCATAGTAGTCTATGGCTTCGCGCAGCCGTTCGTTCTCAGCCCGCAACGATCCAATAGCCTCTGCATCGGCGTGTTTCTCGGTGCGTAGGATGGCTATCTCGTCCAGCGCGGCGGTAAGGGCGGCGGCGGCTTCGTCCATGAGGTCAGCTTCTAGTCGTGCGACTTCCACTAGGCACAGCCTTACAACCAGCGCGCGGGCTTCTTCGGGGGTGGGGGTCATTGGGGTTGCTCCTTCAAAATTTCGTCCGTCACTGTCACCCTCGACCAGTCGTATGGTCGCAAAACAGGATTGCGACCGGCGAGCAAGCGGCCCTTAACGCCAACCGGCAAAAGTTCGGGGTATCCTTCACGCTTGATGCGCACCACATAACGCTTTTGCGACGTGACCCCGGTATATCGCGGGTTGTATAGGATGATCGTCTGCATGGGGGTAATACCGTGGGACGCCAGTTCGGCTGTCGTCACGGCTGCGTGCGCGGCGTAGCATTTCTTCTTGGCCTCCCATAGCTTAGGCGAGTGCTTCCGCGTGACGGCCTCATGGGCGGCGCGCTGCGCTTCGTATGTGCGCGCCAGGCGTGTCTGCGCATCCCGGTGTCGCTTAACTGCCGCCTCAATGCGGCGCTTGTCTGCCTTGGTCGCCATCAAACAAGTCCTTTCTCTGTCAGTGTTGCCTCGTCGCTCGTGAGCGTCACAAACTGCCCGCGCACGGGCGTCTGCGGATAAATCTCGCAGCGGCTTTTCGGCATCCATATGTCGTCGCCGTCCTCGGTCTCGCGGACGCAAACCGCGGCTTCGGTCTGGTGCTGGAATTGCACCTCTATGTCATAGATGTTGGATTTCATCACATGTCCCTCGGTTCTATTTGTTTTGTCTGGATCGCTTCGTCAAACTCATCACGGCAGGCATCAGAGCAAATCGCAAAGACTGAAAACGGATCGTTGTCCCATTCCTTAATTGAGCCATACCACTGCCATTCACGCGACCACGGAACCAGGCGCACGTCACAAGATGGTGCATCGCAGGTCCATAGTCTGCGCCCATTTGTCGAGCGTGCCGATATGTGCGGATTTTCAATGTCACGGCAGAGGCCCATCACGCAATCTCCCCGCAGGTGTCGCAGGCGATCCAGCAGTCATCTGTTTCATTCCCGGCAATGAACATCGCGCCCTTGCACTGCCACGGCTTCGGGCAGTCCTCATCCGGCTCTTGCCAGCGTCCGCAGGCATCGCCCGGTTCGGTCCCGACCTCGGGCCTGTCGTAATGCGCATCCGCCGCAATGGCGTTTCCGTCGATGGGGTGGCGGGTCATTGGGGTGCGTCCTTCCAGATCAGGTCGCCCTCGCGGTATGCGTTCCACAGGGCGGCAATGGCGCGGGCATCCTCTCCGGCTGTCGAACTGTCGAGGATTGCGGCATACCCATCCGAATTGATGTTGTAGTCCTTACCGTCTTCGGAATCGTTCCCGAATGAGCAGACCAGCGCGTCTATTGTGTTCGCGACAACAAGCTCGTTCATGTGGTCGCGCGGCGGAACATGATTGCGCCGATCAGCCTTCGCGTTGAACCGATCGCGCGCTTCCTGACCGCTTCCGTATGCGCCGGAATTGGCAATAGATTTCAGATCATCCGCCTTCATCTTCTCTCTCCTTTTCTCTTCTTTAGCCCGCGCCTCGATGACGGTTCGCAGGGCCTCGCAGGGGCATGGCTGGTAGGTCATCAGGCGAACAGCCAGATCACCGCAACGCCGAGAAACAGGCCCGAAGCGAAGCCCCCGGCAATCAGCGCAGCGGCGGGAAGCCATGTGTATTCGTCGCGGTAATGGTCGTGGTATTCCTCGCGCAATGCGTCGGGTGTAGGGCGGTCAGTCATCGGGTCAGCCTCCAAAAGCAGCGGCGAGAAAAAGCAGGATCGGGACCATTGCGAACAGGCACAGCGCCCCGAGAATGTCGTCTGCGGTCGTCTGGCGCAGGATGCGGAAAAGGTCGGTCATGCGGCGGTCTCCATCATTGCGGCGCGGCACCATTGGCGCGCGGCGGCGTTCATCATTCCAGGAAATGACCGGCTGCGCAGTCGCGTGCGATCCAGCCCCGGTGGCATCCGGTGAACGCGGTTCCATCGCTTCCATTCGTCAGATCCCCGCTCGGGTTCGGGTAGCACGTCCGTTGCGGCCAGTTTCGGCAGCCCGCGCAGATACCAGCCGGTGTTCTTGTAAGCAGGTTCGCCAAACCAGAACGGCTGCACCATCTGCGGTGCGGGCAGGTCTGCGGGCATCCGGTGGCGCGCCAGATCGTTCATCTCGGGGTTTTCGACCGCGACGCGCTCAATCGGCGCACTCCAACAGGTAGTGAACACGTCAACGCCAAGCTCAAATTCGGCTTTCATGCAATCCCATGTGCGACCCCTTGGCAGCTTCTTCGGAGGCGTGAACGATCCTGGCGGGTTGTCGCCACGCGGCCCACTCATCCAGCGCCGCCCGGAACGGCAAAGGCGAGTGCAGGGCGGGTGCGCGATTAGCAAGTCCCATTCCCCATTCAGGATACCGTCACGCACGTCGCAGATGAGGTGCCTGTCCGATCCATCCTCGGCAGGCTCTAAATCGCAGGACCACACGTCATGGCCCAAGGCGGCGAACGCCTGGCGGGCAATGCCGCTGGTCTCGCAGGCGATCAGAACACGCAACGTCATGCTGCATTCTCCAACTGGTCCGGGGCGGCGGTGACGCAGGGAACGCGGCGCACGTAATCGACGTTCTCGTAAGTGCCATCGCTGACCTGTTCGGCAAGCTGGCGTTCTGCTGCGGCGATTGTGTCTGTGCCGAGAAGCTGGCAGGCGAGGCCCGAGGCTACCCATCCGCCGGGAAAGCGCACAGCGACGATTTCAACGGTGTGCGTTGTTTCTGCGCCGCGCGACCAGCCGTAGGAATACGGCTCGCGCTCGCTGGTCTCTGACGTGACCTCTGCGATGACTTGCGCGTCCTCAATATCCCATTCGTCGGAGTAGAGTCCGACCAGATAGACGTTGCCGGATACGCGGGTCATTTCGATGCCCTCCAATCGGCTTCCCAATTCTCGGGAATCGGGGTTGTGTGGCTTGGAAGCGCGCCGCCCAATTCGTCTGGGCACGACAGGATGATATCGGCGTCGTCGCGATCGAACGTGCGGGCCACGAAGGCGCGCCCCTCTGCGTCTATGATGATGCGGCGGGTCATGAGCGCACCAGATGCCCACGTCCCGCGTCGTTCATGGCGCGGCGGTAGCTTTCCTCGCGGGCAGCGATGGTCTCGGCGTCGGGCGCTTCCGGCTCGCAGTCGGAATCCTCCCAAGCCTCTGCAATCGCGGCGGCGCGGTGGTAGTCCATGAAGACGGTCAATCTGTTGCCACTGTCGTCCGTCAGCGTGAGGCTGGACGCTCTACCGAGTTCAACGGCTTCAATGGACGTGACGCGGTGAAGGTTCGTGGTGGTGCTCATGTCAGGCTCCTTTCGGTTCGGGGCCATGGCCCCGCGTGGGTTAGGCGGGGGTCACACAACTTCGCTGCGGTGAAATTCTGCAAGGCGGGCAGGCCCCACCCTTTTCGCCAGCGCAGCGATTTCATCGAAGAACTCGGCGGGCATCCCGTTGAGGGTGGACCCGACCATATAGGCCAGCGTTTCCATGTGCAGCGCGTCGAGGTCGGGCGCGCGGTCTTTCAGCATCTTCTGATATGCGGTCATCGTCGTCTCCCAAACTGGTGTGTCTGTTTGTGCTATTCGGTGGATATTTTGTCAGAGAACTGAGACATATCCAAAACCAGCATATCGCCATCGCTGGTAAGAACTGCGTCGGTCGTGCCAATGGGAATGTCGGCGGAATATTTTGTGGGAATGCTGATGCGGCGCGTGGCTGCACGTCCAGAGAGACTGCTGACTGCGTATTTGCCAGTCTCACCGAACGAGAACGCAAGGCTTCCGTTTCCGTCGCTGTAGATGTCGGCGCGCGACCCGGTTGCCATGTGGTGCGGCAGAATCAGCACTGCGACGTTCGGCCTGCTGCGCAATTTGGAAGTGGCCGGTGTGGCGCGCTTGCGGATTCCCCTTTTGTTTTCAACCTTGGTCCATTTTGCCATGTGCTTTCTCCTCTTAACGCTGGCCGTGTGGCCGGTGTGTCTGTTTGCTTGATTATCAATGTAGCGCACCACGCCACCATACGCAAGGGGAAAGCGCTACATTGAAAATCTTTTCCGACGCGCCGGTGGTTTTTACGCACAGAAATCGCGCTTGCAAACGGTGGCGCTTGCGGCTACATTGCGGGCATGGAACCTGCATCGACATTAATCAAGCTGCTAGGAGGGCCAAAGGAAGTTTCGGCTTTCATTGGCATTCATCGCACCCGTGTTTCAAAGTGGCAAGCCCCGACCGACAAGGGCGGCACTGGCGGGACAATACCCCAGCGCCATTGGGACGGGTTGTTCCAATTGGCTGATCAAAAGGGCATCGCGCTTACGACCGATGATCTTTATCGGCCCCAGGTAAAGTCATGACCCGAGCAACAGAACCCCGCGCGGCGCGGGGTAACGCCGTGGTCCTCCCTGTTGCGAACTACCCGAGCGTCTCGGCGCTCGGGGCTTTTCGCGCGTTCCGGCCTTCCGTTTGGGAAGTCCCGAGCGCGCGTGGTTTGGACGCCTGCCCGCTCGGATCACCTAACAACTAGAGGATAGCAAAAATGTCAGACGGTAACAGCCATTTTCTCATGGCCATCGGGCGGATCGACGGCGGCTTGCCTGTCGAAACCGCAGACCAGCAACTGCGCGATGTTATCGCGGCGGTCCAGCGCACCGGCAAGAAGGGCAGCGTCACGGTCACGCTCGATATTGCCCCGAACGGCGAAATGGGCTTCGCGGCATCGGCAAAGGTCTCCGCAAAGGCTCCGATGATCGACTTCGGGCAGTCGTTCTTCTTCATGGGTCGGCATGGCGATCTGACCCGGCAAAGCCCCGAAATGCAACAGCTCAACCTGATGAAGAGGGAAGATCAAGATGCCTGATATGACCGAATTTGAGGCCGCGCAAAAGGCAGCGGCCCAGGCCGCAGCACAAGCGAATTTCGACCCAACAGGAACCGGCCAATTCGCGGTGGTCCCTGATGGGTATTCCATCGCGGCCCTTGGGGAGTGGCAAGAACGACCAGACCGCCACATTGCGGATCATCGGTTCGTCGCGGTGAGTTCGCTGGCCAATTACCTCAATGTGTTCGCCAGTGATAACACGATGGTTTGCGCCGACTACGAGGGCGCGATTATTGCGGCAGTCATCGACGGCGATGCGCCGGACACGCCGTCTCACAAGTCGCACAAGGCCCGCTTTGCGGCCCAGATCGCAGACCAGACTGCGGCATGGCTCGGCATTTGCGGGCGGCGCATGTCGCAGGTGGAGTTTGGGCTGTTCCTTGAGGATCGCGCCGTCGATGTTGTGAAGCCGGATGCGGCTGACGTGATGGACATGGTGATGAAGTTCGACGCCACGAAAAAGGTGACGTTCAAGAGCAGCAATCGCCTGCACGATGGCGCGCGCCAGTTTCAGTATGTCGAGGACAACGACCAGCGCGGCGGCGTCACGTTGCCGGATCATTTCATCATCCAAGCGCCGATCTATCGCGGGATGGAGCCGCAACAGATCAAGTTCATGGTCAGGTATCGGATTGATGACGGGGCGCTGCGTTTCCAAGTCGATATGCACGACAAGGACCGCGTGATGCGGGAGGCGTTCGACCGCTGCGTCGATAGCCTGAAAACCGATCTGAAATCGGACCTGACAATCTACGTCACCGGCTGATCAACAAAAATCAGGGCTGGCGCGGCTACCGACCGACACCAGCCATAACCACGGTCAATGGAGGACCGCAGACATGACAAACGTAGCAAAAATCGACCACGACGCGCAAGGGGTCAGCCCCGTGCCAGGAGCCAAGATATTATCCGCCATCGCCTCGGCAATGGGGCAAGTCCAGAAGGTGGCGAAAGGGGACCGCAACAAGCACGATGGTTACAACTTCGCCAGCATTGACGACTTTCTGGCCCTCGTAAATCCGATCTGCGCTGAGAATGGCCTTGTCGTTCATATGCAGGAAGCGGAGCGCGAAGATTTCACCCGGAAGGGGAAATTTGGTGACAACGCATGGATGCGCCAATCATTCGACATCACTCTCATGCACACATCCGGCGAGTCTTTGCCGCCGGTCACGCGGACAGTCGAGGTCTTGCGCAACGGCGCTCAAGCATATGGATCGGCGCAATCATACGCTCTCAAGCAATTCTGGCGTTGCATCCTACTTATCCCGACCGGTGACAAGGACGATGCCGACCACGCACCGACAGACGCGGGAACCGTTCACAGGGATGCACCGCGCGTCCATCCCACTGCGCCGCCGGTTGAGGCTATCGAGACCGCCAAGGACAGTTTGTCCAATGCGGACAGCCTCGACCAGCTCCGCGCCATCTGGTCGGACCTTCCCAAGCCCGTGCAGGCGGTCGCTGACGTGATCAAGGCGAAGGATGACCGCAAGGCCGCGTTGGAGAAGCCCGCCCACCCGGACAACTCAGATCTTGCCGACGAAATTCCCTACTGATGGAGACAGCTATGAATGCACCCGCACAAATCGGCCACAACGCGCCGCCCGACCCGATTGATGAAGCCCTTGCCCCGTATGGGGATGCCATCGAGGAAGCCGAAAACTGGCTGGACGGAACGCCGGTTGAAGATGAAGCGCAGATGAAGGCCGTTGATGCCATCATCAAGGAAATGCGCTCGGCAAAATCCGATCTGGCGAAGGCGAAGAAATCCGCCACGGCCCCGCTTCACGATGCCTGGAAATCGGAAATCGCGCGCTGGAAGCCGACCGAGGACGACATTGAACGCCGCCTCAAGGGGCTTGCCGCCGTTGTCGATCCGTTCAAGCGGCAACTTGCGGAAAAGAAGGAAGCCGCCAAGCGCGCCGCCTATGAGGAAGCCCGCCGTAAGGAGCGTGAAGCCGAAGAGGCGGCGCGGAATGCCGACGCATCAAACTACGAGGCACAGGTCGAGGCCGACCGGAAGGCGCATGAAGCTATGGAGGCGAAGAAAGCCGCCAGCGCCGCAAACAAGGACACCGTGAAGGGCCTTCGCACAGTCACGCGATACGAGATCGAAGATCACCGCGCCGCGCTTCATTGGATTGCTGCCAATGACCGGGACGCCATGACGGCATTCATAGACGAATACGTCAGGCGCAACCACAAGGCCGCCAGCATCAATGGTGTAAAGGTCTGGCAGGACAAGGAGGCCTATTGATGGACTGGCCCGCCGAAAAAAACCGGATCGCGGCGCGCATGAAGCGTTGCAAGACGATCCAGCAGCTGCATGGCGTATGGATAGCGGAGTTGCCCGCCATCCGCGCTTTGGGCGACGGTGACAAGCCTCTCTGGCATCAGGTTGTGAACTTGAAGGAATACCTGAAGGCAAAGCTGATTGATGATCCTGCCATGCAGGCCCCGCAGATGGATGATGTCACATGACAGGTCAAACCATAATTCTACGCGGGCCTGCGCAACGGCAACTGGCAGCACGTATTATAGAGTGTGCGCCGGTTGATGCCGTGGTGACAGTTCGGGAGAAGGAGCGTGACCGGACCAGAGCGCAGAACCGCCTTGTTCACCGTTGGTTTGCAGACATTGAACGCCAGATGGTTGGGCAGTATGCGGCTGAAATAAAGGCTGAGTGCAACCTGACATATGGGCGGTCAATTCTGGCGCGGGATGACCCCGAGTGGGAAGGCGCATTTGGATACATATTCGACGCCTTGAACCGGCCCGCCAAATTAAAGGCGATCAGGATTCTAGATGTGCCGTTCACCCGCAGAATGAAGGTTAAGCAGTTGACCGAATACATGGACCAGATGCGGCGGGATTACGAGGAAATCGGGGTCTATCTGACAGATCCAGAACTGCGCAAATACGAGGGCGCGCAATGAACCTGTCAGGCAAGCCACCCATGGGCCTCAAGGAAGCGCCACAGGCCCGCGACAAGGCCCGTCTTGCGGCGGTTGCGGCGATGCCCTGCGTGATCTGCCACGAATGGTGGTTGCCCCAATACAGCCCGACGCAGGTGCATCACTGCATCCACGGGCGGCATTCCATGGCCCGCGCCCCCGACAGCATGACCCTGCCTCTGTGTGAAGGTCATCATCTTGGCATGATTGACACAAGCAAGATCGCGCTTCACGCGGAGCCGAAACTCTGGCGCGAGAAATACGGCAAAGACACCGATTGGTTATCTTGGGTGGCGGAGCGATTGCAAAATGAGATGGAGGACAGGGTATGATACCATACACACAAGCGTCAAAGGTTCCAGCCAACTCACAGGAATGGCGAGACCTTGTGAACATGCGATTGGCGGAAGGATACGGCGTCGAGGATATAGCGATATGGCTTCAATGCAACGTAAGCCGCGTTAGATCTCACGTCCACGAACTGCGGAAAAGCGGAACACTGGACAAGTGGTGGGGCCGCGCATGAAGTCTGCAAAGGTTGATGCCGCAGAGTCTGTAACAAACGCCACTGTTGGCCTCGTAGTCAGTTGGGCGGCGACCTACTGGATTTTGCCGTTGTGGGGCCTCACGCCTTCTGCCAGCGCATCTGCGGGCATCACGGCGATGTTCTTTGGCATGTCATTCGCTCGCGCGTACGTTCTGCGCCGCATGTTTCGGAGGTTTGGCAATGACTGATCCTTGGAAGCGCAAAGAGGTTATCGGCGATTGCACCTTGTATCTTGGTGACTGCCTTGAGGTTATGGCCACGCTTGCGAGTGACAGCGTGGATATGATTTGGACCGATCCGCCATACGGTCACAGCAACCACGATGGCGACCTGAACGCAAACCTAAACGGCAAACGGGGGCTGGAAAGCAAACCCATTGCCAATGATGATCCTGACGGGTTTCGGCGTGTGCTGGATGGCATGTTGCTTGAGGCGGTTCGGGTAATGCCGCAGGACTTCTGCTGCTGCTGCTGCTGCTGCGGCGGCGGCGGACCGCGCCCGACTTTTGCTTATGTTGCGGACCGCATGGATAGCGCGGGGCTGTCGTTCTTTCATTCGGTGATTTGGGACAAGCGAAACCCCGGTCTTGGTTGGCGCTACAGGCGGCAGCACGAAATGGTCATGATTGCCCATCGCGCGGGCGGAAAACTCCTATGGGCTAAAGAGGATATCGCAGCGCGGAACATTTATAGCGAAATGCCGCCACGCGACAGGCAACATCCTAATGAAAAGCCGGTCAATATGGTTCGGCACTTCCTGGATCTTCATAGCAAGGACGGAAACACGGTGCTTGATCCCTTCATGGGCAGCGGCACGACCTTAGTTGCCTGCGCCAAGTTAGGCCGCAAGGGCATCGGCATTGAACTGGACCCAGATTATTTCGACATAGCTTGCCGCCGTGTCGAGGAAGCCTATCGCCAGCCTGACCTGTTTATTGCCCCGCCTGTCGCACCGACCCAAACTGGCTTTGACTTGGATGGTGGTGAATGAGGCGCGCATCCAAGGTTGACGAGAACCAGAAGGCGGTTGTTTCCGCCCTTCGCAGCAGCGGCGCAACCGTCACGCTTCTACATGCGGTCGGTGGCGGCTGTCCTGACCTCCTGGCGGGGTATCGGGGGGGCAACTACCTGATCGAGGTCAAGGACGGATCCAAGCCCCCCTCAGCGCGCAAGCTGACCGAGCCGCAGGTGGAGTTTCACCGCGACTGGCGCGGGCAGGTCTGCGTTGTGACAAACCCGATTGAGGCGCTGGCGGCGCTCGGGATCGGATTGCGCGGGGTGATTAGGTGAGTGACATAATTCACATAGACAGCCAACGGCCTCATGTATCTGGGCCAGTCATATGCCTACGGTGTGGGAACGAGTGGATATCGGTGCGACCTATAGGTGACTTCGTTCTTGAATGCCCTAGTTGCGGAGCAATGCGTGGCTACAGTTTTTCTAACATTTTAGGCGCTGTTGATATGGAATTGGGCGAAGAGTGCTGCGGACAGATGGACGAAAGTGGGATATGCGCAGCCCCGGCATGTATTAGGGGATCCGCGCAAAATCTGTTACGCTGTGCCGTTCGGATAGCCAACATTGAACTTGGTGGCGCTGATATCAAGGGCAAGGTTGACCCGGAATGAAAAGCCTCATTGCAATATCCGCGCGGTGTGCTAGAAATGATCAGGCCCCAAGCCACGGTAATGACTTGAGGCCCTAACCTTAACTGACCTAGACAGAGGTGCAGCATGGCATTTGACGACACAATAACCCCCACAACATTTTACCGCAAGCGAAACTGTGTTGCGCGCGCCAATGTCTGACACATGGCAGCGCAAAGAGGTTATCGGCGATTGCACCTTGTATCTAGGCGACTGCCTAGAGGTCATGCCCGGGCTGCACTTTGATGCCATTTGCGCTGATCCGCCCTATGGAATCAATTTCTCTCGCGGGGCCGGTGGGGGAGGTTTTGGTCGAAATAAAAGATTTCAGTCCGCTCCCGACGCTTTGCCGGTGATTGAGGGGGATAGCGAGCCATTTGACCCGCGACCGTTTTTGTCTTTGGGGCTTCCGACAATTCTTTGGGGCGCGAACCATTACGCTGACAAGTTGCCTCCTAGCGCGCGCTGGCTGATTTGGGACAAGCGGCGCGGAACTGCGGTAAACGATTTTGCCGATTGCGAAATGGCATGGACAAACATTAAGGGACCGGCCCGCGTCTTGCCGCACCTTTGGAACGGGGGGCTTCGAGACAGTGAGCGCGGAGTGCCGCGCGTCCACAAGACGCAAAAGGCAATAGCTGTCATGGAATGGTGTCTAGGCTTTCTGCCTGACGCCGAAACCATCCTAGACCCCTTTGCCGGATCGGGAACCACTGGCGTGGCCTGTGCCAAGTTGGGGCGGCGGTTCATCGGTATCGAGAAAGACCCCGACTACTTTGAAATCATGTGCAAGCGGATTGAGGAAGCCTATTGGCAGCCTGACCTGTTCATCGAACCTCCATCACCAGCCCCCACACAAGAGGGGTTTGACATATGAGCGCAACCCCATTCATGCCGCTTTGGGTGTCAGATTTTGTCGGGGATACGATGGACCTAGATGCCAAAGAAATCGGCGCTTATATGCTCATTCTCATGGCCATGTGGACGCGCGGTGGAGAACTGCCAGACGACACAAAAAAGCTGCAACGGGTGGCCCGCGTGGGGCGCGATTGGCCTAGGGTTTGGGCTTCGATTAAGCACTATTTTGTCGCCGAAAACGGGGTTATCACAAACGCCAGATTGACCAAAGAGTTGCACAGGGTTGACACGAAACGTCGAGTTAACGCGCACTCAGGAATGCTCGGCGGACGCGCTAAGGCATTGAAAACTAACAAACCGGACCTAGCGAACGCTACCGTTTCGCTAAAGCAACTAGAACCAGAACCAGAAGATACCTCTCCTAACGGAGAGGACGGACAAGCCGTCGATTTTACGAAGGAAGTTTTTGATCGAGGCGTGGCCTTTCTCAGCAAATACGGGACGGCGGAAAAGCAGGCTCGGTCGCTGATCGGGAAGTGGCGCAAGGACGCCGGGGATACAGAGACTTTCAACGCATTGCGTGATGCCAACCGGGAAGGCGTATCTGAGCCTGTGGCGTGGATCACAGCGCGGCTTAGGCCGAGAGAAAACAACTTCGACGAAATATTTGCACAAGCGACCGGAGGCGCAAGATGACACGCACAGATTGGCTCACAGATAGCTTCAAGCGATACTTGGACCGGCGAACCATGCCGCAAGGATTGAGGGACAAACCAAAATCACAAGTCGAGGAAATCCAAGCCTTGATTGCCAGACTTTTGAAGGACGCGCCGGGGCAGGGATACCAAGACTGGTGGGATGATTTTTCAGATACACTAGCTGCGAATGCTCAAACGCGGGCGTGGCCGACAGAGTTCGAGATTGCACGCGCCGCGAAGGATATTCGTTCGGCCCATGCGCTGACCAAGCCGAAGTTCGCAACCGCTGACACCGCCGACGATGGGCAGAACCGTATTGACATGGTTTCCGCCAGGATCAAAGTGGGGCAAGCCATCGGTGAAAGCTATCTCTACGGGCGTGATTGCGTTGAGTTGCTTGATATGGGGTTCGTGACAGAAGAGGATTTGAAGCCCTATCGGTCCAGCCTCTTTTTCACCTTTCGGGACGTTTACGGCGAAGACGAGGCGAAGGCCCGTGAGGCGAAGTTGTGGGAAAAGCACCGGCAGGCATTGGCGGCGAATAGGGCAAGAGCATGACCGCCAAGGACATTATCGCCCAAACGGCAGACCGATACGGTATCAAGCCGTCAAAGATACTAGGTCGCAACAACGCGCGTGTGGCATCCATACCACGTCAGGCCGCAATGGCCGCAGTTCAGAGCGAACTTGGCTATTCGCTTCCGCGCATAGGACGGATCTTCAAGCGGCATCACACCACGGTTTTATTTGGCATACGCGCTCATGAGGCGCGGCAACAGGAGGAAAGAGGGTAATGGATTTGGAGCAACACATACTACGGCAAATGGCTTTCAGTCACGCAACCTTCGGGCCGGGTGTCCGAACTGGCGGGTTGATCGACCACATACGAAAGGAGCTTGACGAGGTCCGGGATAGTGGCGGTTCGAGCGACGAGTGGGCCGATGTCGTCATATTGGCGTTGGACGGTATGACGAGGCAACTAATGTTCTGCAATGGTGAACGGAACAGTAACCCCCGCGAGGTCGCGCAGATCGTCTGCAGAATGATTGAAGGGAAGCAAAGCCGAAACGAGGCCCGCACTTGGCCGGATTGGAGAACAGCGGACCAGAATAGGGCAATTGAGCATGTCCGAGAGGGGGATAACTAATGGCAGGCTCGGTCAACAAGGTCATTCTGGTCGGAAATCTGGGCCGCGACCCGGAAACCCGCACATTCCAGAACGGCGGCAAGGTCTGCAATCTTCGCATCGCCACGTCCGAAACATGGAAAGATCGCGAGAGCGGCGAACGCAAGGAGCGCACCGAGTGGCATTCGGTCGCGATCTTCCAGGAGGGCCTCGTGCGGGTGGCCGAGCAGTATCTCCGTAAGGGGTCAAAGGTCTACATCGAGGGCCAGTTGCAGACCCGCAAATGGCAAGATCAGAGCGGCGCGGATCGCTATTCGACAGAAGTTGTCCTGCAAGGCTACGGCGGAACGCTGGTGATGCTGGACGGGCCGAAGGACGGCGGCGGCAAGCGCGACGACGCAGGCGGCTACGGCGACAATTCTCAGCAATCCAGCGGCGGCTATGGCGGCGGCATGGATGATCCAGAGATTCCCTTTTAATGGAGGATAAAGGTATGCGCGACAAAGAAACCATAGCCGATCTCTGCAAGCCTCTCAGCGCCAAGGTCATGCCGCTCCGGTCACTGTTCGGGTCAGACCACGCGCCCACAACGCAAGAGCACGCACTAGCGATGCAGCGTTCATCACTTTCAAACCGCATTGGCGCGAAAAGCCAAGCCGCCATGCGAAGGCTGGAAAGGACTAAGTCATGACGCTTGCAGATATTCTAGCGATTGTGTCATTTTTCGTTATAATGCCCATGCCGTCTATTATTTTAGGGTGCGCCGTGGGGTATTTATTCGCAAAAACAAATATGATGACGGCGTTGTCAGTATTTGCTCTTGGCAATCCATTGATGCTGTGGATCACGTTGAAAATTCCAGACCTCCTTGTTTCATTGGCTTCAAAATTTTACGAAGGTTAGTTTTATGAGAACGGTTCAACAGTTGCGCAAGCATAACGAAACGCAGGCAGAAACAATCAAGCGCCTGAATATCGACAATCTGCGCTTGGCACGCGAGAATACCATATTGAGGCAGATGCTTGACTTGACGCACGAAACAGACACCAAACAAGTTCCGAAGGCGGTGGCTGCCGCAGAGCAATACTTCCACGAATAACAAAAAGAGGGCATGCATGGGCCGAGCTGCACTTTATGGAGGGCGAAGATGAACGAGACCGACAAATGGAGAGGGACCAAGAGCCAGCGCGAGGCCCTGCGTCAGAAATTCGGCGGACGTTGCGGGTATTGCGGCGAGCAGATGGATACGATGCACGCGGACCACATGGAGCCGGTAATCAGGATTACGACAGACCCTTGGGGGAAACCGCTTCCAAAGGAGGATCGGAGGTTGATCAACCCTGAGAGAAACGTGGTCGGCAACATGATGCCCGCCTGCCCCGCCTGCAACATTAGCAAGGGCGGATACAAGATTGAGGAATGGCGGCAGCTTATTGCCAGGTCGGCAGAGATCGTCGCCAGAGAAAAGTCTATTTTCAGAGCAGGCGTCCGAATGGGCGTAATCCGTATCATGGATTGTCCGGTAGTGTTTTATTTCGAACGGCAATTCACAGAATAAATCGAGGGACGGGCATGGACGAGAAAATAATTCCATTCGGGGGCATAACGCGATTAGATGTGCCCGTTGATAAAGTTCTTGACGCAGCAAAGGACTGGTGCGCGGAAAGCGTCGTGGTGATTGGATGGGATCGGAATGGAGAATTTGGTTTCGCATCATCCGCCGCTGATGGCGGCGAGGTTATTTGGTTGTTGGAGAAGGCAAAATTGGAATTATTTGATGTCGAGGTTGAGTCATGACCAAGGCATATACGAGAGGCGCAAAACGCCGGGCAAAGAAAATGCTGGCGGGGTTACCTGACATTGAGCCGATCAAGAAGCGCCAACCGAACGGACAGCACCGGAAAAGAGCGGAATCGCCGTCAGACCCCCGAAAAACCGCGTTACAGGCCCGCGCGGCGCATTTCAGTGGCAAGAACACTAAGGAAGCCATGGCAGCCGTAAGCGGGCAGCATATCAGTTCGCAGCTTGGAATGGTTATCCAAGCCGAAAGCGGCGACAAGCATGTTTCAAAGGTCTGGCCGACATTCCAGGCATGGTGCATGGCGGAAACATCTTATCGCCGTAGGTATCTTGGTCAGGGCGAGTTTGCAAAATGCGCTTCAATCCAAATGGAACCTGACAGGTTCGAGGCTGACAATGGCCACACGGTAGACCTGCGCGACGAGGAACAAAAAGACAAAGACGCAATCAACGCATGGATGTGCTGGCAGGGCCATCTGGGCCACTTATCGGCAACCCAAAGATCCGCGCTTCATGACGCGAGATTGGAACGCGCGCAACTCTGGCGAGATCGCAAGCCAACTCAGCGCGGCCTGTATGCTTTGGAAGCACTCAACGCACTTCATGCGGTAGTTGCGGCAAAGGGATAGTTGACTGATTGGCACATATATGCAAGATTGCCATAATCGCAAAGCGAGATGCGCCTTATTGAAAGGCTCTGGCGTTTTGCCACATAGGGTTGCTCCTTTCATTGCCGCGTGGGCATTTGGTTGGAGGTTTAAAAAGTACGGTTCGCTGGTGGCGATCCGTACTTTCGCTAAATATGACCGGCGGCACTGGCATCAGTGCAAACCCGCTGGTTTTCCGGGGTCGCGGAAGATAATGCCCTTCCCCAAATCTGGAAAGGGGCCGGTTGACGAGCCGGTTCCCGCCAGAGGCTAGGTTATAAATTCGGTTCGGTGTAGCTCAGTGGCAGAGCGGTTGGCTGTTAACCAGCGTGTCATAGGTTCGATCCCTATCACCGAAGCCAAACAACGCGGGTCGGGGCCGAAATAGGCCGTCAAGCTTGGCAGCTCTGGACGCAGGGCGATACTGGGGCTAACACCGGAATGGAAGCGGCGGTGACTTGACGCACAGCCCTAGCCGCTGCTTACCGCGTTCAAAATATCATGGGGCCAAACTCCCAACGGTCAACACCCGCAGTTCAACACCACCATGCGCGCAAGCGTCAAGGTCGCGGTCCCACGTTCATTGAGGCGGCTAATGGTGGATGGGTGTTTCAGAAAGAGGGTTCAACATGGCTGACCGTGGAGATGGCGCAACCAGCGACCTAACGCGGAAGCAAGAGGCGTTCGTCGTCGCATACCTTGAAACAGGGAACGCCGCAGAGGCATACCGGCGGGCCTATGACGTTGACGAGAGCGCGCGAGACAGTTGGCTTTACGTCGAAGCCTGCCAGATGCTTGATAACCCTAAGATCGCCCGTAGGCTTGCCGAAGTGCAGGAACAGGCGGTCCAATTAGCAATCTACACTCGCCAATCCGCGATGGAAGAACTGGAAGCCGCGCGATCACTGGCAATGGGCGAGGCGCAAGCCGCCGCAGCCGTTTCGGCGATCAACGCAAAGATCAAGCTATTCGGAATGGATCGGCCAAAGCGGCTGGAAATCAGCGGGCCGGGGGGCAAGCCAATCGAATCCGAAGAGGTAACCGCCCGTGACCGCATCACTCGCCGCCTCGCTAGCCTCGCAGCCGCCGGAAGTGCAAAAGGAGATACTGACGGGTCTGAGTGAAGCGGACCTTGCGCAACTCGAATACGATTGGCGATTTTGGGCGAGACAAGAGCAGATTGCACCGGGTGGAGATTGGCTCACATGGGTTATCAACGCAGGCCGTGGCTTCGGCAAGACGCGGGCCGGGTCGGAATGGGTCAGGGAGCAGGTTGACGCGGGGCGACAGCGGATTGCCCTTATTGGCGAGACCTACAAAGACTTGGTTGAAGTCATGTGTTTCGGCGATAGCGGCCTGGCATCGGTATTCCCAGATCACCAGAAGCCGAAGATCGTTGCAAACCCGAACGTGCAGATCACGTTCCACACTGGCGCGATTGCCTTGGGCTACAATGCAACGCAGCCTGCGCAGCTTCGTGGGCCGCAGTTTGACGCAGCCTGGTGCGATGAATTGGCAAAATGGCGCTATGCGCGCGAAACATGGGATATGCTGCAATTCGGCTTGCGTTTGGGTGAAAGACCGCAGGCGCTCGTAACCACGACCCCGAGGCCCATTCCGGTCCTGAAAGAAATCATCTCCGACACGACAACAATCGTTACTCGGGGGTCAACCTTCGACAACGCTGGCAATCTTGCGACTTCCTTTCTCAAGAAAATCAAGACGCGATATGAGGGAACGCGCCTCGGTCGGCAAGAGCTGAACGCAGAGATACTGGACGATCTACCCGGTGCGCTTTGGACCCGCGCGATGATGGACGAACACCGGCGCAGCGATGATGATGACGCGCCAGCGAACAAGAGGCCACCAGACATGCGCCGTGTCGTCGTCGCGGTTGACCCGTCAGGCACGAGCGGCGCGTCCGACGATGGGGACAGTATCGGTATCGTGGTCGCAGGGCTTGGCGTAGATGGTCGCGGCTACGTTCGGGCAGATCGAACATGCAAGTTGTCACCAGACGGGTGGGGCAAGAGGGCCGTCGCGGCCTATCACGAATTTGAGGCGGACAGGATCATCGCAGAGCGCAACTTCGGCGGCGCGATGGTAGAACACGTCATTCGGACTGTAGATAAGTCTGCTAGCTACAAAGAGGTCACAGCAAGCCGGGGTAAAGTCGCGCGGGCGGAGCCTGTTGCCGCGCTCTACGAGCAGGGCCGCGTGTCACACGTTGGCGGCTTGGCTGACCTTGAGGACCAGATGTGCTTAATTGGGCCTGATGGTTATATCGGCGAAGGCTCGCCAGATCGCGTGGACGCGCTGGTTTGGGCGCTAACGGAATTGATGCTTGGCGACCAAGTTGCGGCCCAAATGTTCTTGAGGAAAAAGCGCGCATGACCGATACGAAAAACAGCGCGAAGGTTGTTGCCGCAATGGCCGCAATGGCAAACGCGACCACGCGCCGCATCTCTGGCCTATTTCCCGGTTATTTTCCAGATGCGAAGCACAACCACTACGCCGATTTCGGATGGCCTGAAACGCTTTCGTTCCAGAACTATTACGACATGTGGTCCCGCAACGGATACGCAAAAGCGGCGATCACAAAGACCGTTTCAATGTGCTGGCAAGACCGCCCGTTCCTTTTGGAGCGCGAAGAGAAGCATAGCGAAACGGCACTAGAAAGGGAAATTCGTCAGCGGTTTAATGATCTACGTATCTGGCAATGCCTTGCGACCGCAGATCGGCGCGGAATGGTCGGGCGGTATTCCGGCGTGATCCTGCGATTGGCAGATGGTGAAATGTTCCGCGAGCCGGTTGTTTCGGTTCCCGGCGGGCTTGACGGGCTGGTTGAGGTCATTCCCGCTTGGGAAGGCCAACTCACGGTTTCGGAGTGGGACGCGAACGAGGTTTCGGAAACCTACGGTCAGCCGACCATGTTCAGTTTTAACGAAGCGGCAGTCGGTAGCGGCGAACAAGGCAAGTCGCGGTCATTCGAGGTTCATCCAGACCGCGTGATTGTGTGGTCGGAAGACGGCACCGTGCATGGTCGATCTGCGCTTGAGGCGGGATATAATGACCTGCTGACGCTGGAAAAGATAAACGGCTCCGGCGGTGAGGGTTTCTGGAAGAACGCCAAATCAGCACCTGTCCTTCAGATCGACAAAGAAGCACAACTGGATCAGATGGCGCAGGCCATGGGCGTCGCCAAGGAAGATCTTGTCGAGGCGATGAATGACCAGGTTGAGGATTGGCAGAAGGGCTTTGACAAACTCCTGATGCTACAAGGCATCGAGGCCAAAACGCTTGGTATCACATTGCCAAGCCCGCAACATTTCAGATCTGGGCCGATGGACAGCTTTGCGGCGTCAATGAACATCCCGGTCAAGATCCTCATTGGAATGCAGACCGGCGAACGCGCCAGCACAGAGGACGCGAGCGAATGGGCAAAGACCTGCATGGGTCGCCGGTCGGACGAGATCGTCCCGTCCATCATGCAGATCGTCAACCGGCTTGAGCAGTTCGGCATTCTGCCCGAGCGCGATTGGTTCCTGTCATGGACCGACCTGACCGAAGCCAACATGTCGCAGCGGATAGACCGCGCGCAGAAGATGGCAGACGTTAATAGCAAAATGGCAGCTGGCGGTGAGCTTGTGTTCTTGCCCGAAGAAATCCGCGACGTGATCGGTCTGGAGCCGGTGATCGGCGGAGACACTATGGAGGATGAGGAATGACCGAACGCATTCGCGTCAACGTCCGCACGTTGGCCAATACCAAGGCCGTGCGCCGCGAAAAGCGCAATGGCCGCGACGTGGTAATCGTGCCGAGCGCGACCCTGCCCGATAACGTGGTGATGAATGACATCATGTATCCGGCGGACGAGATCGAGCGCTCCTTTGCCACTCTGAACCGGACACCGGCCCCTGCTGGCCATCCGACGATCAACGGCAAGTTCGTCAGCGCGTCGGACCCGGAAGGCATCAATATCGGATGGGTCGGAGCGTGGAACGAAAATGTGCGCCGCGAGAATGGCCGCGTCCTTCTGGATAAGGTGATCGACGTTGAACGCGCGAACCAGTCCGCCAAGGGCAAGGCGATCCTCAACGCTATCGAAAAGGGCGATCCGGTCCATACATCGACGGGGCTGTTTCTCGATCTGGAGGCCGCCAACGGCGACGTGGGCTACAAGCATATCGCCCGCAACATGTTCTTTGACCATGACGCGATCCTCGTTGACGAGGAGGGTGCAGCCACGCCGGAACAGGGCGTCGGCATGATGGTCAACTCGAAGGGCGCGGAACAAGAAATCCGCGTCGTCAATTCCGCGCTCGAAGACGCCGAGCGCGACCTGGAATGGGCTGCCGACATGGCCGCCCGTGCCGTTGAGCGGATGGAACGTCTTCCACTGCTCGAACGGATCAAGTCCGCGATCATGGAGGCCGTAACCGGGTCGCATGGGCGGGATACCTCTGCAAATCAAGGAGAAGCAGATATGGCTGATGACAAGCAGCTTGAAGAGCTTTCCGCGAAGGTCAACGCCCTCACGGACAGCATGGAGAAGATCGGCGATACCATCGCCAGCGCCGTCACCGACGCGGTGAAGCCGATCAAGGATCACGTCGATACCATCGCCGCGAACCAGAAAGCCGAAGAGGACGCCAAGCGCGCCGAAGCGGTCAACGCCCTAACCAAGACTGGCCATTGGGAAGAGGCCGATCTCGAAGGCATGAGCATGGCCGCGCTGAACAAGCTGGTCGAGAAGTCGAAGCCCAAGGGAGCCGCTGCGCTGAACAGCGCGTTCGGCGGTGACGGCGGCGAAGATGACGAGTGGAAGGGCTACAGCCTGAACACCCTCATCGACGGCGAGAAGAAGGAGGCGCACTGATGGCCGGAAATGTGATCTATCGCGGTCCCGTGGCGAATGAGCCGCAGACCGTGAACCAGTTGGTGGCGGGCGCGTATAGCCCCGGCATCCTCTGCACCTCGGACGGCGCGACCCTGACCGTGGCGACGGCATCCGATATGGGCGAGCGTGTCTATGTCCTGTCCAATCGCCGCTTCTATGACCAGGACGTGACGACCGCCTATGCATCCGGAGACACCGGCGTGGCCTATGAGCCGCGTCCGGGCGAGGTCTACCAGGTGCGTTTGGCAAACGCGACCTATGCCAAAGGCGACAAGCTCACGCTTGACGCTTCGGGCTATCTGGCCAAGGCCGTCGACTCGCCCGCCGGTGATGTCGTCTACGCCTATTTCGACGATACCGCCGGGGCAGTGACCGCCGGTTCCCTCAAAGACGTGGTTTGGGCGAACGCCTTCACCATGCCCACGGCATAAGGAGGCCCTGATGCTTCGTTTTACTGAGCAACAGCAAGCCGTTGTGCTTGCAAACCGCACGGCGTTCAATGCACGCCAAGCGGCCATGGCCACCGATTTTGGCCTTTCTGGGAACAACGCTGGCCTTGTCGGCAATGCATCCCCGCTGCCCCGCGACGTTTGGGGTGTCTGGGATCGTGAGGCGGTGGAAATCCAGCGCGAGGTGCTTTCGGTTTTCAATGACCTGGCTTCGTCTGTGGCAATGCCCATGCCCATCGGCAAGCTGGTTCACCACTTCCGCCAGGTGTCCGACAGCGGCACCGTGAACGTGTCTCTGGACGGTCGCTCGAAAGCGCGCACTGACCAGCCCACGATCACTTACCAAGGCACTCCGGTGCCGATCATCGACAGCGCGTTCAGCTACGGCTGGCGTCAGATCGAGGCGGCCCGGTCGGAAGGCTTTTCGCTGGATGACGATGGCCGGTCGAACGCGATGTTCAAGGTCGCCGAGCAACTGGAAACCCAGACGCTTGACGGTGACGCGGATATCGTGGTCGGGGGGGCGCAACTCTACGGCCTGCGCAACCATCCGAAACGGGAAACCCGTTCGATCACCTCGGGCGTCACACTGAACGGCGCGACCGGGGCCGAATGGCTGACCGAAGTGAAGGCGACGCTGAAGCTGCTGCATGACAACAACTTCCGCGTCCCGGTGACGCTCTATGTGAACTGGGATGACTGGTTCTATGCGGGCAACACTGACTTCTCGTCCAGTTACCCCAACAAGACCATCGCGCAGCGTGTGATGGAAATGGAGGGCGTGGGGCAGGTAGTTCCGGCGTCGAAGGTGACGGCAAACGAGATCATCGCCGTGGTGAAAAACCGCCGCGCGGTGCAGCTTCTCAGCGCCATGCCGATGACCACGCGAGCGCAGTTCCGTGCGAACCCGGAGGACGATTACAATTTCGTCACGATGGCCGCCGCTGCGCTTGAGATCAAATACGACGCCAACGACGCCTGCGGCATCGCACACGCATCGTGATCTGATGGAGTGGCCGGGAACCGAACCAACCCGGCCCCTTTACTGAGATCATGGAAGGGAACCGTCATGAAATACGAAATCGTTGAAAAGGGCGCGAACGGTATGGACGTTGGCGATACCATCGAGATCAAGGGCGAATTGCCCGGCTATCTGGTTGGCAAGGTTCGCGCCGTCGGCGGCCCACGCATGGCCGTAACCAATCCGGCTAAAAAGCCTGTCCGTCAGGTCAAGAAGGGCTAACCCATGCCCCTGACAATCACTCCCGGCGGCGCGTCCGACGATGCGCTTGTTTCTCTGGTCGATTTCAAAGCCTACGCAGATGCGCGCGGCTGGGATTACTCGGCCATGGATGATGCTGCCGAAATTGAACCTGCAATTCGGCGCGGAACGGTCTGGGTCGAAGGCGTCGGCGGGCCAACTGAGCGGCTTCCGAAGCGCTGGCCAGGTGTGAGGGCGTCGGCGTCACAGCGGCGCGAGTGGCCACGTTCCGGCGCGGTGTTCACAGACGGCACGGCAATCAGCGCCAGCACGATACCGACGCAGGTTGCGGACGCTGTTTCTGAGGCGGCATGGTTTGACCTGAACAATGCGGGCATTCTTTTCGCCACGGTCACGCCGACTGACGTGGTGAAATCCGAGAGTGTTGGTGGTGCTGGCGTTAAGGTGGAATACCGCGACGGCGGCGACGTGCAGGCCGCGCGGGTCATGCTTACATCGGTGCGAGACCTACTTGCGTCCATCCTCGTTCCCGACCTGAAAGGCCCGTCGCTTTGGATGGGCTCTGTCGGCAAGGTCATCTGATGATCACCGCCATTACTCCAACCGGCGCGCGCCCGGATGCGTTTGCGGCCTGCGTCGAGCATATGCGAGCGCAGACCATTCCATCCCGATGGGTGATCGTTGACGATGGCCCGGAGCCCATGCCAACGCCGCAGATCGACAAATGGGAGATCGTGCATCTGCGGCCTGAGCCGCTTTGGGAGCCGGGGCAGAACACACAGGCGCGTAACCTTCTGCACGGACTGCCCTATTGCAGCGAGCGTGTGGTGGTAATCGAAGACGATGACCTCTACGCGCCAGATTGGCTTGCGACTTGCGAAGGCTGGCTAGACGATGCTGATCTGGTCGGTGAAAGCATGTCTCTGTATCGCCATATCGAGACCGGGCGCGAGACGGAGTGCAACAATGAGGGGCACGCCAGCTTGTGCAGCACGGCCATGAAGGGCGAGGGGGTGGCGGCGATGGTCAATGCGTGCCGCTCTGGTGAGAAGTTCATTGATATTCGCCTCTGGGCCACAAAGGGCATCGCAAAGGCGCTACACAAGCCCGAGCCTCGACGGGTGACGGGCATCAAAGGTTATCCGGGCAGACCCGGCATTGGAATGGGACATCGACTGAAATGAAGCAAACGAGAAACGGCATCCCCATCGGCACGGTTCGCGGCAATGTTCGAGCATGGATTGAACGCCACGCACACCGGCTTGGCGACAACGTGCTTGAGGTCGGATCACGGTCGCACCGTCCGAATGCATGGTGGATCGTCAATCGCGATCTGGCGCAGGGCAAGTGGACCGGCATGGATTTTCAGGACGGTCACAACGTCGATGTAGTGGCCGATCTGCACACCATGCCCGAGGACTGGACTGGCCGATTTTCCGGCATTCTTTGCTCCGAGGTTATGGAGCATGTCAAGCGACCGGCCATTGCCCTCGCTGAGATGAGGCGGATTCTGCGCCCCGGTGGCGTGGCGATATTTACGACGCTGACCGCGTTTCCCATTCATGGGTATCCCGATGATTACCGGCGCTGGACCGAAAACGGGCTTCGTGTCGATCTTGAGGATGCTGGTTTCAAGAATGTCGAAACTGGCGGGGCTGGCAAGGTCACGTTTACGCATAGCGACCACGGCGGGCAAGATGTGACACAACACTGCCCGGTGCATGTGTTCGCGGTTGGTTGCGCGTGACAACAGCTCTGGTGCTGGGCGGCGGCGCGTCTCTGCACGATGATATCGCGGCCTATACCGGGCCGATTGACGGCGTGATTACGGTGAACGACGCGCTGACAGAGTGGAGCGGAGGCGTGGACGCGGCAGTATCGCTGCATCCGCAATATTTTGAACAGAAGGGCTGGCTTGCCAACCGCGCGACCAAGGGGCTGGCCCCGCCCAAGAGGATCTTCGGGCATACCGAGGGCGAGCGGATTATCGGAATGCGCGGGATTGATGTTCCGGGCCTGGAGTTCACGGATTACCGATTTCCGGGACAGGAAAAGAGCGGATCATCGGGCCTATTTGCCGCCAAGGTGGCGTTGATTGACTTGGGGTTTGACAAGGTGGTGTTTTGCGGCGTGCCGATGACGCCGACGCCGCATTTCTGGGATGACCGGAAAGAGCCGTGGAAAACGGCAGATGGGTTTCGGGGCGGCTGGTTGGCCGTGTCGGATGAATACAGGGCGCGAATGGCGTCCATGAGCGGGTGGACCCGCATCCTACTTGGAGGGCCGACATGATCGAAATCCACAATCAGACGGAACATGACATTACTCTGACCAGCGGTCATGTCATCCCGGCAAAAGGGCTGTTGCCAGTATCTGCGCAAACCATGACCGCAACCGAAAACGACGCCTTTGGCGCACGAATGCTGGCCTCGGGCAAGATTGCGGCGCGCCGCCCCGTCGAGGCCCCGGAACCGCTGACCCGCGCCACTATCGCCAAGGCGACACGGGGCGAGTTGCTGGACATTCTGGAAGCGCAGGGCATCGATCGGAAGGATGTGGCAAAGCGCAAGGTTGAGGACAGCGACGATGGCGAAGGCCTGCGGACACTTACCGCGCGGGCGATCTTCGCAGATATCTGATGGCTGTTTTTAACTACGCCAGATCGCAGGCCACGGCGGAACGGTTGATCTTGCGATTTGGTCAGGCTGCCACGCTCAAGAAGATCGTGAATAGCGGCACCGAATATGCGCCGATGCAGACGCCAACGGACACGCAGATAACAGTAGTTGACCTGAACCATCGGGAGCGCGATGCTTCCGGCGCTCTTGTCGCGCAGACACGGCGGACACTGCTAGTCAGCACTAGCGCCAGCGTAACGCCGGAGAAAGCAGATACGGTTCTGATCGGCGGGACTTGGCACGAAATCAGCGAGGTTCGCTCATTGGCACCTGGCGGCACCTTGATCCTCTGGGAAGTGGATTTGTCAGAATGATAGAGCGCAACTGGATTGAAATAGCAGTTCTGGGAGACCAGAGCAGGACACAAATCGACACCAATGTGATAAGCGGTGAGCCACCTAACGACTTTGCGCGGCACACGCCACCGGGCGATAGATCTGGCGACCTTTGGATGCCTGGGTTTAGCCCATACAGAATGCGGAATGATCAGATCGTCGCTTCGTATTCCTGAGCATCGTAGCATCATCGACGATTACCCAAATGAAAGCCGCGCGGCTGTTGAGACCGCATTCTGGCGCGGATATTTGGAAACGATGATCCTGTTCGGATGGATGATGGAGGCGCAGAATGGCAAGACGGCTGACGCTTCTGCAACTCTTGGACCAACTCTCCCCAACGGTGCGGGACGCCTTCATCGAAAGCATCCTGAACGTCCGGGGTGACACGCAACTGGCGGCTCTTGAGTCCGCTATTCGGAATGGGGACGTTGACGGTGCTTTGCGCGTTCTCGCCCTGGGGCCGGAATATTTCGCCCCACTTGATCGGGCAATGCGCAGCGCATATGAGGCCGGGGGTGATCTGGCGATGGCTTCTCTCATGGCCGACGCATCACGGCAAGGTGCGCAGGTCACCGGGCGTTTTTCGGAGCGTAACTTGCGGGCGGAACGGTATCTTGAACAGCGCGCCGCCGCGCTAGTGGTCGAGATCACCGAAAGCATCAGGGACGCGGCGCGAGACACGATCACGGCGGCAGCGCGAGCGCAGACTTCGCCGCGCACAACCGCGTTGGATTTGATTGGACGCATCAACCGCGCTACAGGACGCCGCGAGGGTGGCATCATTGGCCTGACACAACAGCAGGCAGGCTGGGCGCGCGCAGCTTTTGCGGAATTGACCAGCGGAGACCCCACGCTGATGCGGTCTTATCTTAGCCGTTCCGGCACGACGCGAGACCGGCGATTTGACAGGATGGTGGCGACAGCGATCCGCGAGGGGCGGGCAGTTCCCCGCGCTGACGCGACAAGGATCACGCGGGCATACCGCAACGGCCTGCTGCGATCGCGCGGGGAAACCATCGCCAGAACGGAACTTCTGGGAAGCCTTCATGCGGCGCAAGATGAAGGCATCCAGCAGATGATCGACCGGGGCGACATCGGGGCCAATGCGGTCAAGCGGGATTGGGATAGCGCAGAGGACAGCGCCACGCGCGACAGCCACAGAGCGATGGACGGTCAGCAACGCGGGGCAAATGAGCCGTTCACAACAGGGGCAGGGTTCCAGATGCTTTATCCGGGCGATAGCAGCCTCGGCGCACCGGGCAGCGAGATCATAAATTGCAGATGTGTGGTGCGTCTTGACGTGGATTTTCTGAGCGCCTTGGAATGACCCGGCGCACATTCATGGCCGATATAGACCGATGGGTAAGGCTTTCGGAGCGGCGGCTGGACGCGGTTACGAAGCAGGCGACAAATAACCTGTTACGTGGCATTCGCATCGCGCCGGGCATTAATCGAAGCGGAACACGACAGCGCGGTACGATACCGCGTGATCTGGGGGTGCTGGCAGCGTCCCTGCAATCGACGCTCTACGGAAGCACAGCGATCAGTCAAGCTGGGCAGGACAGTTATGCGCTCGTTGTCGGTTTCATGGGTGCCGGGGACCGCGCGGTGTTCTCATGGGGTGGCGCGGCTGCACCATATGTCAAAGAAGTTCATTACGGTGCGAACGGCGTGCCGGGGACATTCTGGATTGACGATAGGGCCGCCGATTGGCCTGCCATTGTGCGCGCGGCAACCGCAGAGGCGAAATTGAGGGTGCGGCCATGAACACGAAAGACATTCGCAACGCCATGAAGGCACAGCTACTAGGCGGGGCAGTCGCGGATACGGCATGGCCCAACGTGAAGGACAGCGGCACCACGCCGCGCCTTGAGGTCGAGTTTACAGGCGTCAGACAAGAGGGCGGGACGCTCAAGGGCAACGAGGTTCACTACGAGGAAGGCACGATGATGGTCATTGTCGCGGCGGCCAAAGGCGGCGGCACCGACGCGGGCCTTGATCTGGCGGGCGCGGTGGCGGCGCGCTTCCCTGAAGGGTCGCGACTGACGATCACGGGCGGAACGGTCACAATCATGGCGCGGCCAGACATTCGCGGCGGCTTTCCAGACGACACGAATTACCGCATTCCGGTTGCTATCCGGTATCGCGCAAGAAACACCTGAATAGGAGGCTTCCGGGCGGCCTCCTTCCGCTTTGCGGGATAGGCCCGGATAATCCCACAAAATAGGAGGCTCTGTTATGAGCTATATTGGCGGAACACTTTCCGTTGTCTCTGGCGCTACCAGCCCGGAAGATGCATCGACCTACGGCGCAAAGTCGTTCACAGAGATCGGCAATGTCATCTCGGCGGGCGAAATCGGAGATACCCATGAAGATCTGGCCGCAACCCTTCTGAAAACGGGCCGCACCAAGCACTCAAACGGTGCCAAGGACGGCGGCGAGGTCAACGTCATGATCGATGGTGAGGACTTCACCGACGCGGGCATGGTCATCATCGAGGCCGCCAACGGTGGAAGCGTCGAGCATTCGTTCGAGTTGGCTGGCCCGACGCAGACTTGGTATTTCTACGGCCTCGTCCGCAATCTGCGGACGCTGGAACAGGACGCCAATACCAAGGCTGGCATCCAGTTCACCATCGCGGTGAACAGCGCAACCGTGCGGACGGCAACAGTCTAAGCACGGCGGGCGGGGCCGGAGTGGTTCACCATTGCCCCGCCCATTCTGAACCATTGAACCAATCAGGAAAATAAACATGGACTTTTCAAAATTCGACACGCGCGGTCGGTCTGAAACTGGCGCGCGCATGATCCTGTGCGACCCTGACACGGGCGAGCCGCTTGGCGAAGGCGACGACGCCCCGGTTGTCATTGTGCGCGGTGTGGCGGCCCGGACGGCGCAAAGCCGATTGGCCGAAATGACCCGCAAGGCCAAAAAGACGAAGGGCGACGATGCGGCGGCAATGGAGCGTCTACACAAGACGCTGATTGACACCGCTATGGCCTATGTCGCGGGGATGGAGAATGTCGAAATTGGTGGCGAGCCGGTAACGGATGTAGACGGATACCGTCGGCTTCTGGATCTGACATTTCCGGCGATGGACAGCAAGCGTGACGATGACGGCGAACCAATCCTGCGCGATGGCAAGGATAGCAACGGGAACGCGATCCAAATCCCAGACTTTGAGTTGGTCAACACGCCATTTGCAAAACAGATCATTGAGTTTGCCGGTGACATGGGAAACTTCTCGGCCAGCGCGTCCAAGACCTGACACGCTGTGCACGGCAATTCGGGTGGCTTCATTCGACACCGGAACACAAAACAGGCAAAGGTAAGACGCCAAAGTCATGGCCGCACAATCGGCAGAAACAGATCGAGATTGAGGGTAAGACCCCGAACATACCAGATCCAGAGGCCGGGGCTTATCTGATCACGGCGTTCTTTGAGGCCGGGGCCTTTGTTGAGAGCGGCATGGGCCGGTTGCCGCTTGATTGGCCGAACCTCAAAGCGTTTGCAGATGCGACCGACGCGATATCGGAGCCTTGGGAATTCCATGCGCTGATACAAATGAGCCGGTCATATCTGTCAGAAATTGAGGCTGCGAAGAACCCGCTTCGTCGTGAGCCTTTCTCTGTTCAAAACACAGACGCGCACCTCTAACGGGGTGCCGTCACCTCCAAAATACATCCTTCACCGCTCATATCTTCGAGGTCCAAAATGGACATTGCAGCATCTCTTGGACTGGAAGTGGATAGCCGTCCGGTCAACCGGGCTGGTGACTCGCTCAATCGGTTCAGGACGCGCGCGCAGGGCGCGGAGCGGGCGGCCACAGGCTTTGAGCGAGCAGGGCGCGGAATGGCGGCCTCTGCGGCGCGCATTGCCGGGTCGATTGCCGGTATGGTGGTTTCTGCCGTTGGCTTTGGCGCGGCAGTCAGAGTGATTGCAGATTTTGAGCGTTCAATGGCCCAAGTCGGCGCGATCACGCGGGCCACTGATGCAGAGATGGTGCGCCTGCGGGCAACCGCTGCTGCACTCGGCACCACGACAGAGTTCACGGCGGCGCAAGCGGCTGGTGGCTTGCGATTTCTCGGCATGGCCGGGTTCACAGCGGCAGAAGGCATCGCCGCAATCCCGGCAGTTCTTGACCTTGCAACGGCGGCCAGTATGGATCTTGCGCAGGCCGCAGATACCGCATCAAACATTATGAGCGCATTTGGCATCGCGGCGGCTGACTCTGCCGATGTTGCAGACGTTCTGGCGGCTGCGTCCAGTCGCGCGAACACAGATGTTTCCCAGCTCGGCAGCGCAATGTCGTTTGTCGGGCCGGTGGCGTCTGCGCTGGCCATTGATCTTGGCGACGCGGCGGCGGCTGTCGGCGTTTTGTCTGATGCCGGTATTCAGGGTAGCGCGGCGGGCACCGGCCTGCGGCGCGTCTTGTCATCCCTCGCAAATCCGACCGAAGAAGCGGTGGTGACATTGCAGCGTCTTGGCGTTGCAATCGGTGATGTGAACCCGCAGGCAAATGACCTTACGGACATTGTGGAAACCCTCGCGGCTTCCGGCCTTAGTGCGGCTGATGCCTTGACCATCTTCGGTGATCGGGGCGGTCCGGCTATTCTGGCCTTGGTTTCTCAAAATGACAGGTTGCGCGAACTAACCGCAGAGCTTGGCAATGTCGAAGGCGAGGCACGTCGCATGGCAGAAACCATGCGCGACAACCTCGGCGGCGATTTGGATAGTCTCTGGTCATCGGTGCAGGGGCTTGTCATTGCTCTTGGAGATGCTGGCTTAACTGCTGCTCTGCGCGCGCTGATTGGCCTGACTACTGAGATAGTGCGGGGCGTCTCTTCGCTGATCAATGGTTTTTCATCGTTGATGCGGCTGACTGGCAGGCTTACTCTTGATTTGTTCGGGATTGCTGAGGGCAATCAAGCAGTCACTGACACTTCGATAGCTGCGGCTGCCGGGATAAACCAAGAAATCGCAATGTCAGACGCTCTTACCGGTAGCCTGACAGAAGGCCGTGAAATGTCTATTGACGTTGCTGGTGTTAAGCTGGCACAGGCGCGCGCGCACTTGGCATCTGCGGACGCGCAGCGCCAGGAACTCGAGCAGGCAATCCGCGCCAGTGCTGGCTATCAGGAACTTGTTGAGCGCCAAATGGCTATCCAAGCGGCTTTGGCAGAAACCCGCGCGAACCTGAACACTTATGAAGGCGATGTGCAGCTTGAAGAGCTATTACTTAGCCGAATGCAGGACCAGCTTGCAGCGCTTCGCTCAGCCGTCGCAGCCCAGCAGGATTTACTTGCAGTTGCCGGGGAAACCGATGCCGAGTATACCGCCGCAATCGCAGCCATAGAATTGATCGAAACCGCCCTTGCCAACGCAACCGGCGAGACGATTATCCTGGGCGAAGCGGCGGGCGACGCCGCTGACGAAGGTGAACGGCTGAGTTATGCTGTTTCTGGAATTGACTTTGGATCTGCAATCACAGGTGCCCAAGAACTTGCGGCAAGCCTCGGGATTTCATTGAATCGGGCGATGGCGATGATGGGTCTTATTGGCGCAGAAGCACAAGCCGCGAATATGCCGATAATCTACGATCCGCGCGATCCGCGATATGACGCTGCCGCAGCAGAGCGCGGTTCTGCCTTGGAGCGCACGCGCCAGATCATGGCGGAAATCCGTGCCGAAACTGAAGCGTATAGCTACACGTCAGAACGTCTTGCAGATAGCTTGAATGAAGTTGAGGGTGCCACGATAGGAGTGAGCGGCGCGACGGAAGAGGCTGCCAAGAAGATTGAAGAGGCAACAACCTTCGCCGATGGCTTCGCGGACGCATTGGAAAAGGGCGTTCGATCCGCCGCAGATATGGGCCGCGAACTTGGCGGCGCGCTTCTGCGCGGAATTGACAGCGTGTCAAATGCTTTCGGGGATTTTGTGGCGCGCGGGTTCAGAGATTTTCGCGGGTTTGCGCAGGCCGTTTTGGACACGTTCCGCAACCTTCTTTCACAAATGATTGCAATGGCCGTGCGCAACCGGATCATGATCGGTCTTGGTATTTCTGGCGGTGGCGTGGCCGCTGTAGGAAAATCAATTGCCGGGGTTGGCGGCGGTGGCGGCGGACTGCTTGGCGGACTGTTCGGCGGCGGGGGTGGCATATTAGGTTCATTCGGCAACGCTGGCGGCATCTTTGGAATGGGCGGGCTGGGCGGTGGCGCTGGCCTTCTTGGCGGTCTTGGTAACGCGCTGAGCGGTGGGCTTGGCAACATATTCAGCATTGGCGCAAATGCAGCAGCGGCGGGCGGCGGCATTCTTGCTTCAATTGGCGCGGCATTGCCCGTTTTGGGCATCGCAGCGGCGGCGTTCTCGCTCCTGCGAACCCGGACCAAGCAGACGAATAACGGCTTGGCGATTACCATTGACCAGATGGGCGTTCTTGCGCGCGAATTCACCGAGATCAAAAAGGTGCGCGCTTTTGGTGGCCGGTCCTACCGCACGACCTACAAGGATGCGGACGCTGAGACCCAAGCGTTTGTCGAACAAACCGTGCAGAGCCTGCAAGACGGAGTTCGGGCCGGTGCTGAGGCACTTGGTTTCGCAACAGACATATTCGACAACTTCGCCGCCGATCTGAAAGTTAGCTTCTACGGCATGGACGAAAGTGAGGCAGCGGCAGCGCTGGAAGCGGCACTTCGCGGTGTCGGAGACGATATGGCGGCGCTGGTTGATGGATTGGAAGCGTTTTCGCGCGAAGGTGAGGGCGCATACGATACGCTTACTCGCCTTGCGAATAGCCTTGTCGGTGTCAATTACTGGATGGGCAATCTGGGGCTGGCGCTATACGATATCGGACTGGCCGGGGGCGATGCGGCGTCGGCGTTCGTCGATCTGTTCGGGTCGCTCGATCAGTTCAATGCGGCGGCGTCCATCTACTATCAGAACTTCTTTTCAGACAGCGAGCGACTGGCCCGCGCGACGGAATTGCTTTCGGCAGAGTTTGCGCAGCTTGGCGCAGGCGTCATGCCCCGAACGCGCCGCCAGTTCCGCGACATGGTGGAGGCGGCGGATGCCGCAGGTGACAGCGATCTTGTTGCCGCGCTTCTGCAACTGGCCCCGGCGTTCGCTGAAATCACAGAACAGGCAATCAATCTGGATGATGCGCTCAATAGCAGGTCTATGTTCAGAACGCTTGCCGATCAGGTTTTTGCCAATTCGTCCGCTGGGTACACGACCAGTGCGGCGAAGGCGATTGAAAACGCCAATATCGAAGAGCGGAGCCTGTTGCGGGAAATTCTGACTGCGATCCGGTCTGGTGATCTGAACAATGCGCGCATTCAGTCTAAGATTCTTGCAATTCAGGAACGCGCCGACCTGGAGCCTGCCGCATGAAGATCATCACGCCGATTGCCATGACCGACGCGAAACTGACATCCAGTGACATCGCAGAAACCGATTATGCCGCCTATGACATCAGCACGACATATAGCCGGGGCGATTATTGCATCAGCACGACAACGCATACAGTCTATAGGAGCCTGACAGACACCAATCTCGGCAATGATCCTGACGTTGAAACGGCGGCCCTTGCGGATCCGCTTATTGACGATCCAAATCCCGTGAATTGGCAAATCATCAGCGCTACAAACCGGTGGAAGATGTTCGACCATAAACCGAGCGTCCAGAGTGAGCGTGCAGAAAGCATTACCGTCGAAATCACACCGGGCGAGTTCATCGGCGGTATGGCTGGGTTCAATATCTCTGGCTCTTCTGTCACGGTCACCGGAACTGTTCCCGGATCACCAGACGAGGTTATCTATTCTGCGACCGTCGATCTTTATGACGACGATTACGTGGGCAGTTGGTATGACTATTATTTTCAACCGCTAACCCCGCTCACCGAGTTTGTCCTTACCGATTTGCCCGCCTATGGAACTGCGGTGTGGGAGGTGGCTATCACAAACACTGGCGGAACCGCCAAGATTGGCCAACTTGTCCTTGGGCGAACTACTGACATTGGCGATGTGGTTGTTCCGGGCACCGGGTGGGCCGGGCTGGATTTCAGCTATGTTCAGAACGATGAATTCGGCAATCTCACGCGCGTAGTGCGCGAGGCAACGCGCGTTTTCGATTACGAGATCATCACCCCCACGACAGGCATCCTGACCACGTTCGAAAAACTGCGCGCGCTACGTGGCGGCGCTCCGGCGGTTTGGGTTGGCGATGACCGGTCTTATATGGCGACCACGGCATACGGCTTCGCCCGCGATTACCGGATGGTTTATCAAAGCGGGCCGGAATGCATTTTCTCTCTCCAAGTTCAAGGAATGGTTTGATCATGGCAAAACCAACGAAGCCAACTGTCCCGGATCCCGCCCTGCGCAGTCAGCCCGACACGTTCAATGATCGGGTGGAAGCCAACGTGGCTTTCTGGGAAACACTGGTTGATTACATGTCTGATACGTCCGACTTCAACGAAGCCCTGTCCAATGCCCTTGTCGCGGCCAACCTTCCCGATCTGACCGGTAATGGTGATGCGCTCGTGAAGATTAATTCTGCGGCAAGCGGCGTCGAGCTTCTGGGCACAAGCGCAAATGTGCGCGCGGTCCTGTCGGCGGCGGATTATGCCGCGATCCGAACGCTTATGTCGCTCAAGGGACTGGCCTTGCAGGAGGAGGCCGACAGGGTATCGACGCAAGGCGTCTGGAATGCAGGAACGGCAACGGGCGAGAAGTTCATCACACCAGCCAAGCTCAAGGCCGCAGTTGCCAGCTACACCGCCGCCAACGTGGACGATGTGACGGCCTCGGCCTCGGCGTCCGTTTCCCATACATGGACCGGGTCGCCTCGCAAGGTTGTCCTTGAGATGGACGGGCTTATCCCCGCGACGGACTCGGTCAACCTGCACATGGAATTCTCTACCGACGGCGGTTCAACATGGGAGACCGGCGCGTCTGCCTATAAATGGGCGCTGGACGGCGTGACCCTCAACGTGGCGCGCAACAATGGATCGAATGGGGATACCAAGGCCCTCCTCAATCACACCGTCGATCCAATCGGGTCGGATGCAAATGAGGGCGGCGTGTCTGGTAGGGTGGCCATATACCACCCCGGAGCGGCGCGATCCACGCGATTCACGGGCGAGGTCGCATACATCAAGGACAGCGGAAATCTGAGTGTTTTCACCGTAGGCGGCGAGCTTTCGGCCTCGTCTGCGGTCAACGCTGTGCGCCTGCTTTTCTCCAGCGGAAATATCGAAAGCGGCATTTCAACCGCGATCAAGTTCTACTGACCATCACCTGAAAAACGGAGGGTCTACATGGCCACTCTTTGCAATATCACCGGCACATTTCGTGATCGTGAGGGAAACCCTGTGGCCCTGCAAGACATCACGTTCCGTTTCATCGGTTCGGTTGTTGGGGCTGGCGATGCGCTTGTCCCTGAAACCGTTACAGTTCAGACTGGGGTAAGCGGGCAGGTAGATTTCGACATCTATCCCGGAAACTATACAGGATATGTGACTGTTCCGCGCGGAAACCGGACTGAGGATCTGAATTTCCACATGGGCGTTCCCCAAGCCGCAACTGCCGATATAGCTGATATTATTGACCAGTCGCCCGTTCTCACGCCGTCCTTGGTTGATGAAGCGCGAGACGCCCGCGATGCAGCAGCAGCATCTGCCGCGCAGGCCGCTCTGTTCGACGGTCCGCGTTTCGACAATATCACCGATCTTGGGGCGGATACCTTCCTGACCTATACCGCCGGTCAAGACGGGACGGTTACAGCCGGAACGATCATTCGGGTTTCCGGGCAATTTGTTGAGGTTGCGGCTTCCGGCGCGGTGGATCAGCACGGCACCACTGCGGGCGGTGTCAGGTGGTATGAAGCCGGCCCGGATTTCTCCACTCGTGCCCGCATGGTCGCGGCCAAGGCGCGGATGGATGCGGCTGGGGATGCTGTCGCTGACGGTACAGTCTGGTCTTGGGGCGACAGCGCGTACGGAGCCTTGCAGGTTGTGGCGAGCTCAGGGGCCACAGATTTAGCCGATATTCCGGGGTTCCTGCCGGTTGCTCCCTTCACGCTTGAGCACTCCGGGGCGGTCGGAGATGGGTTGACAGATGATGAATCAGCATGGACCGAGATCTTCACATATGTGAGCAGCATTGGTGGCGGCGTGGTTTTTGGGGGGGCGAACCGGACCTATGCGCTGACAGCGATTTCTCTGCCGTCGAAGTGTTTCATGCGCGGCGCGGGCACTACCAGCACGACGCTCAAGGTGCATCCCGCGACTGGTGTGAATGATACTTGGTTGAAGAATAGCACAGTTGACGCTGCTTCGTCGGCACGTCTCGATAGCGATCTTGGTATTTTGGACTGCACAATAGACGGTACTGGTTGGGTCACAACCCGCTGGCTCTCTCAAGCGGATGGAACGGCCGTTACCGACCCGCAAGCCGACTATGTGATGGGTAGCGGTGCGTTGGCGTCCGGTATCTCCGGCGTGAATCTCACCGCTGTTCTAACAGGCGATGCGGTCACGTCCGTTACGATAAATTCTGGCGGCAGCGGGTGGAATGGTCACGCGACTGAACCGTACCTGCCCTCTACCGTAGCGCTGCGCTTTACCGGCGGTGGCGGGTCTGGGGCTGCTGGTTACGCCACAATCTCCGGCGGCACCTTGACTAGTGTCACCATCACAACTGGCGGGTCGGGCTATTCAACAGCACCCGCCGTTGTGACGCTAGGCGGATATGCAGATATAAATCTGCTAGTTAATCCCGGAACAGACCGCCGAAATCCGAACCTGAATGCTGTCGGCGAATGCGTCAGTTTTAATAAGGTCACGCGCCCACGTATCAAGCGCGTCCGGTTCCTTAATGTGAAGCGTATAGCTCTCCTAGACAAAGGCTGTAAGGATGCCGTCTTCCGAGACAATACGTTCGATGGCTGCGGAAAAAAAGATGGTCCATTCTACGCTATCTTTGCACAGAGTTACGGCGTACCGGGCGGCGGAGATGCTTGGTATCAAGATACTGAAAACTGTCTTATCGAGGGTAATACTTTTATTAATTGTGAACGTTCCGCAATCGGATGGTCCCCGACCAAAGGGGGTACCATTAGGGGTAACCACGCGGAAGGGTGCGGAGAGTCAACAATTTTCATGTCATCCAATCTGCACTATTCCGGCGGTAGAACCTTGATTGTGGATAACACTCTCAAGGCAAATGTTTTGACGGACATCGCCGGGGCTTTGATCGAGGGTGGGAACGCGCATGATGTTGAAGTGCGGGGGAACCGTCTTGAAGGCTCTGCGGAACAGTCTATCGGCGTTGTTGCGGGGCAGCGGGTGGACATTCACAGCAACAGATTTGTGAACAATGGAACAGCGCTGACCACCACGGTCGATCAGCGCGTGCCATACGGACCATTCTCGGAGCGGTATTCTTTCAATGTAGGGGGACGACCAACGGCAGGTGAGGCGATTCATATACCGAAAATTGGTCTTATCCCGGTCGGGGCTACCGGCTCAGACTACTGCAAGGGCCTGTATTTCCGGTCAAACACGTTCGTTGAAAACAGGTCTGAATATCCAGACAATCTGTTCTATCAAACCAAAACGACGACCAGCAACATCGGCGAAGATTGCTTTATTGAGGACAATGATCTTCTTGGCGTCCCGGCGGGTATGTCGCTTCTGGACACTAGTATTAGTGGCGTGTGGAACGCCAATATTCCGCTCTACGTGCGCCGCAACGCGGGACACGCCAGCGCAACTCCTGTGGTGGTATCTCACCAGTTCGCGGCGACGGGCAGTGTGGACATTCTGCCGGGTTTTCGCCCGTCATATGTTATTGCCAGGGCCGATGTGAATAACGGCGCGCGGCTTCGGGCAAGCGATGGGTTCGTGTCGTGGCAGGCGGATGCCTCAAATAATAGCTATGTGCATCGTTATGGGTCAGACGGGACAAGCGTCCAGGGTGTAATAGACGATACAGAGATTGTCCGTATTGCTGACCCGGCATCGGGGTCGGATACATGCCGTGTTCTTTTCACAAAGTGGACCGAAACTGGACTTCAAGTGAATTGCATAACATATTCAGAGCTGACCAACGTTCGTTTTGAGTGCTACCCATGACTAATGATCAATCCCCCTCCCCACGGAAATGGCGTCGGCGCATCATGCCTGAGCATATCATTCAAGCCGAGCTTACCGGCATTCGGGCGGGGAATATAAAATGATACCCCTTAGAAAAACAGCCGAAATCATCATGGCGCTATATGTCCTCGGGTTTAGCGGGTTTGTTGCGGTAATTAAAGGAACTGGTTTTCATGAGTATTCTTGAGCGCATAGATCAGGCATCCGGCGGGTTAATGATTGCGGCGCTCACGACCGGACTCGGCGGCGTTGCGTGGCTAATCCGCCGAGTGTTCACAAACCAAAAACAAATAGAAATGATGCAGCTTGAAATCCGGCACCGGGACAAGGAGCGGGCAGAAGATCGCGCGATGATTGAGGAAATCAGAACAGACCAAAAGGCATTTCGTGAAGAGCAAATCGAAATGAAAACCGAAATTCTCAGTCTGTTTCGGAACCATAATAGCAGGGAGAATTGACCATGAAGCTTGTCAAGAACTGGAAAGCTATTGCGCTGAAATCGCATTCGATGCGCGCCACGTGGTTGGGGCTTGCCGTTTTGATGTTGCCTGAGATCTGGTTTCGGATTGCCGGGTTTGATCTCGTCAGCCCATATTTGACAGGCACCGTTGGGCTTGTGCTGCTGGTCTATGGCGCGATGGGCCGTCTGGTCGATCAGGGTATAGGTGACGCATGAGATGGCTTCTTGGCCTCGCGGTTATCTTCGCGGGCGCGATGTCCGTTGCGCCGCAGGCCACGCCAGCAACGGATGCGCCGACATGGGACCAGACTGTTGAGGTTCTGGTACCGCTCGTCACGCGATGGGAGGGCACCGGCCCAACCGTGCCGTGTGAAGAAAGCGCAGAAGGCATTTGCGCGCGGGCCTATCTCGACACCATCGCGGAGCCGGATGTTTGGACCGTCTGCTATGGCGATACCGATGGAGTAACCCCAAACGAATTGCGACCTATTGAGGATTGCAGGGTGCAGCTTGGCGATAACCTGCAACGGTATCGCGATGGCCTGCATGGCTATTTCACAGAAGAAACCATTGCCGATAGGCTAACACCAGAGCGCGACGCTGCATACACATCACTGGCCTACAATGTTGGGATCGCGGGGGCGGGCCGGTCAACCGCAACGCGCCGCCTCAATGCGGGTGACGTTCGCGGCGGCTGCAACGCCATAGGGTGGTGGAACCGGGCAGGGGGCCGCGTCATACGTGGTCTCGTAAACCGCCGCGCCGATGAAGTGGCGCTTTGCCTTGAGGGTCTGGCATGATGCGGATTTTTGCGTATCTGGCTCCGGCTGTTGCGCTATGGGGGACGTGGGCAGCGGTACATTTCGGCACGAGTTTTGCCGCTCTCGACTACCTGACATTTGCAATCGCCAATTTCTTTACCGGCGTCTTTGCGATCCTCGCGCTGATTGACTGGTATCAGAAGCAATGACCCGCGCAATTCCGCTCGTCCTTTTTCTGTTCTTGGCGTCATGCGGTGCAAACCCGTTGAGCCTGCTAACCGGTGGCGGTCCAAACGTGGCCGCAAACGTGCAGGCGGGCCGCACAAACGCCCAGACAGTCGGACAAACTGGAATTACTGACCAGAGGGTAAGCGCAGAGCAAACCGGCGCTGTGGAGCAGTCTACAGGCTCTACAGCGGTGCGCACAGAGCGCGTTGACCGGGTTGAGGTTCAGGTGCGCAACGATACCCCGGCTTGGGTGATTATATTGCTTGTGGTCGGGTGGCTTTTGCCGTCGCCCGGTGAAATCGCAAGATGGGTGCGCGGCCTGTTTTCCCGGCGACACATAACGGAGTGAGTTCATGCGGGCGTTTGTTTCTGACCTGTCCCGCATAATTCATGACGCCATATTCCCCGGCCCTTCGCAAAGCCTATGCGCCCGCGCGTGGCAAAACCGGCAAGCGTCCATTTTCTGGGCGGCTTGGGTATGCGCTTTCGGCAAGCGCCATTGCGAGCGTTCCCACAGATACCACAGGAAAAAACATGCAGCCAATTCACTACGCGGTGACCGGTGACGGTCTTAAGATTTACGCCGGTAGCGGATTGGTGATGAAGGCAACAAAGGATTACCAGCTAATCCAGGTTGCCAAGGATTGCCTGACCGGAAAGCTCCTAATCCCCCTTTCCCCCGAACCCATCGAAATCACAGACCATCCTTGGCTTCTGCGGCTTGCCAGTGATGTTGCACGATATGCCGCGCAAATGGTGGAGGCGACAAATGAAGCGCCTGTTAGCAGTAATTTTGACGTTCATGATAACCGCGACCAGCGCAAGCGCGTTGGTGGCATACGATGAAGCCAGCCGAAGCCTGACGGTATCAGGCGCGACGACAATTTTCCTTCTTGCCCAAATTCGCGCGGCGTTCGCGGCAAACGAGGTTGACACCGTGTTCATGATGGGGCCGGGCGGATCAATGACGGCAGGCTTTGAGATCGGGCGGCTTATTCGGCAGGAAGGCGCGCGGGTTATCGTTCCAGGCGGGGCAAGGTGCGCATCGGCCTGTGCATTCGCGGCGGTTGCATCTGAAAATCTTGAAATAGACGGCGAATTGCTTCTTCATCGCCCCTACATCCAAGCGGTGCCATCCGATGAAACAGTCGAGAACATCGCGGCGGCATATGGCAGTGCGTATCTCATGATGGCCGAATACTTGGGCGAAATGGGGTTTGGCATTGGCCTGTCGCGCAGGCTTGTAGAGGAAACCGGAAGGTGCGTTCTTCTTGTCGCCAATGCGGAGCGCGACCTTGACGATATGTTTATTTCAGATCGCTGCGAGAGTGCCAGGTAAATGGCCGGGCTTACGGCGGCGGAAAAGGCCGAAGCACTTGAGGCGCTAAGGATCGCTGGCAACAACGCCACAGAGGCCGCGCGGTCGCTAGGTATGGCAAGGTCAACCTTCCGCAACAGATTAGCCAGCGCGCAGATTGATCCCGCGATAGAGGAAAGCATGGAAGCTGTCGGCACGAATATGGTGCCGCAACTTGCTTGGGCCAAGACCAAGAGCAAGGACGGCACAAGCTATTCCGTCCTTCTCAAGCCAGCGCCTGATGGCGACATGGCGGACCGCCTGAGAGATGTATTCGACGGCATCACCGCTGCGCCAGTTGTTCAGGCCCCGCGATACAGCGCGCCAGATCTGCTGGCCCTCTATCCCATCGCTGACGCTCATATCGGGATGCAGGCGTGGGGCAGGGAAACGGGCGAAGATTACGACACCGAAACGGCTTGCGCCCGCATCCGCGAATGGATGGGCCGGTGCGTTGCTTCCGCACCTGCCGCTGAAACTGCGATTATTCTGGACACCGGTGATCTTCTCCACGCGGACGATCAGACAAACCAGACGCCGCGCAGCAAACATGCGCTGGACGTTGACACTCGGCACTTCAAGACGCTGGATGTGACGATTGCCGCTATGGCGGCTGCAATCGAATTGGCGCTGGCAAAGCACAAGCGCGTTATTGTTCGCATCCTTCCAGGCAATCACGACATGCACAGCTATATGGCTGTCCTATTCGCGCTGGCCGAGAGATACCGAGACAACCCTCGCATCGAGGTGCAGAAGGACCCAGGAGAGTTCTTTGCGTATGAATTTGGCAAGGTATTGATCGCAGCGCACCACGGCGACAAGGCGAAGGCCGAGCGCATGGTGTTATTCTTGGCTGACCAATATCCAGAGATATGGGGCAGAACAAGGCACCGGTTTCTCTGGACGGGCCACTTGCACCACCACAAAAGCGCAGACATAGGCGGTGTCCAATGGGAGCAGCTGCGCGCGATAACGGCAAAGGATGCCTATGCGGTGAGCCATGCTTATTCGGCGCGGGCGCAATTGCAGGTTATCACCTATCACCGTGAGCGTGGCGAGATTGGCAGATCAAAGGTCGCGGCCTAGTCAAGCCATTTTACTTGATTTCCCCAAATGCAAGCCTATTGGCTTGATCCCGTCAGCTTAGGCTGGCGGGCTTTTTTGTTGTTTGTCTATCAATCTTCGTATCGCGGGCTGAACCTCACTGATGCGGTCGCACCCACTGGCGGCGGTCTCGGCGTCAACCAAACCCTTGATGTAGTCTGATTTCCGGCCATATAGTAGTTCATCATACTGCGCCCATGCACGACATGTCGTGCATTCTGGGTGGAATGACATGCAGCGAGACCCGAACCAATCGGTGATTGCCTCTGCCACGAGATCAGCTTCATTGTCGGCCATCACACGCCCTCCGGTCGCTCAATGAGGCTGTCACGCCAGTCACATGTTCCGGGCCTGTAGCTGGACAGGAAGCCGTCAATACGGAAGCAATCTCCACCGGGGACTACCCATTGTTTGTCATAGATGTTTGGCCTCTCGGCATGCGCATATGCCCAATCGTCACCATCAACCGCAATGAACCGCCACTTTTCGTCTAGCGCGGACCAATCGACGCTTGGCTTCGTAGTAGGAGCTGCGCGGTAGGTGCGCCAAGGAGTCCAGATTGGGGTGCGGTCAACCGCCCACCCAAGCGGTCCATACAGATCAATCGGCCCGTTATGCGCTATCAGCGCCGTCCGCGTTTTCTTTTTCAGCATGCCGAGCGGCTTTTTGATCTTGGTCAGGTCGGTCATTGTTCTTCCTCACATGTGTTATAGCCGAACGCGCCAAGCTGCGCGCCGGTCCGATTAGTAAACCAACCGGTAATCCGGCCTTCTTCTATGCCGTCAAGAAACCAGCGCGATAGCGCCGGGTTATAAGCCTCTGCGGCATTGGCATTTACGATCAACGATCTTTCGCCGGTGATGGGGATAGGAACTGTTGTAAATACGCTAACCACCAAAACCGCTCGATGGAACGCGAAAATGGCGTCGGCCTCAACGCAAGATCCTGATATGTTTTCAACCGCGTAAAGGAAAAATGTTCCGGCGCTTACAAAGCGTCCAGACAGGCGCACAGGACGTCCTTCTCTATAAGCGCGAATTATTACCTGATTAACAGACTCGCGGCCCCATCCGACAGTTCCGCCGCCACTACCGTTGATAATTATAGGTGGCGCTGATTGATCTATAACGCCGCTAACCTGTTGCGGGCGCGATCCTTCTGGCGCGACAGCGCAGGCCGAGACAAGCGCGACAAATGCGAGGGCGATGATGGCTTTATAGGACATAGGATACTCCAACAATAAGGGCGATGCCGACCATCCACCCCAGCATGGCGTAGAGGGCAAATCGCAGAAGGCCAGTGCCGGGCGGTGGTTCGCCGGGAAGGTGGTCGGGTTCGTGGTGGTGCTGGGTCATGGCGTCAGTCCTCTTTACAGGTGCAATGATGTGTCATTGGGCGCAGTTGATCCACCCAAGGTTCGCAACGTCTCCATGCGATCTCTGTAGCCTCTGCATCCCATGCTCGGATGGCCCTGCGAAGCCGATCAAAGTCGCGTAGCATTGTTTGCGCTCGGGCTTGATTGACGAAGGGTTCGGCCATATCAGTCCTCCTTTATGGCCGGGAAGGCGGCATTCAGGCGCTTAACCGTCGCCCGGTAGTCACGGCGCGATTTTTCAGAGCGCTTTATCCATTGGTCAGCCTGCCCGCGTTCGGCGGCATCGCCCGCGCCCTTCACGGCGTTCCGAACGACGCCTTGAATTGAGCGCCTTGCGCTATTCCACGCGACCACCTCTGCCGCGCGTGGATACATAAATTCGATGTGGTCGCTGACCAGCGCTGCCACCTCTTTGGATATCCGGTCGGTCAGGTCATCTGTCAGCGCGGGGATGGGCAGGTCTGTCAGCGCGTCCTTGCGGTCAGTCATGGCCCCGTTCCTTTCCATGTGCGATGCCCCATAGAACCCAGTTGTCATAGCCGGTTGGGATTAACCCGGCAGACAGCCAGAAATCATTATATAGTCGAACTCGGCTGGCGTGATACGCAGCCCGGACATGCCTGATGGCAGGAAGGCGTTTCCACCATACTGCCCGAGGCATGACCCATCCGAAGTCCGCGCCGTCTTTGAGCCACTTTTCCAGATCACTCATGGCGATCACCGGCGGGCTGGTCGAGAAGGGCGAGGATGCCTCTGAGGATGTTGGCGGTATCGGCGCAATCCATGCAGCCAGAATCTGCGTCATATTCCCTGGCAATCTCTGCCGCCTCCCTAATCCCCTTGGCCCGCGCCTCGGCCAGCATGGCGGGGATGAGGTTAGTGCGGGTGTTCCATGCTGAAATAAGATCATTCGCTACAGCATCCATCAGCGCGAAAATAACACGCGAAGAACACAAGCACTTTTTACAACAGATGACATAGGCTTGCGGCCCTGCTTCTTTTGCTTCAACCATTTCGCCTTCCCCACCGCAAAAAGGGCATGGCAACAATTCCGGTGCATCAGTCATTGGTTGATCCTTTCTTTAGGGCGCGAATTTCTCGCTGAATAGAGCCAAGGCTATACATCGTAGTAGGTACATCATATTCGTCTTCCGCGAAATGCTGCACCGCAGCTTCAATCGCGGCGTTCCATGCGGCGTCCCGCTCGGCCTCAACCTTCTCTGCGCGGGCGAGAAGAGCGGGAAGAATGGCAATCGCTTCGGCATGTGCGATGGTGTCAATTTCTTGTAGGTTCTCCCATGCGGAATTGTGCCTGAGAAGGCTGACGAGGCTTTCTACAGCCTCCCGGCTTGTGTCTATCTCGGTCATTGGTCGGCGTCCTCAAAATCATCCCAATAATCACAGCCACCATCAAAGCCGGTCCCGCAGCAATAGTCGCACGGCTCGTCATCCCATCCGCAAATGCAGGCTTCCGGCCAGCAATCGCAGCGGATGTAGCCACGTCCATTGCAGATCGTGCATGGCTTCGGCTTTTTGTCTGGCGTCTCGGTCATTGGCCGT